GATGATAGCGGAAACAATGTTCGCATCATCGAATAATGTTTGAATCGTTAAAAACATATCCTACCTCCTTACTCGTTAAATTCAAACCATCCCTTCATGTTGGCTTTATCGTTCTCGGAGAACGGCATAACCAATTTTGAAGGTTCAATCTCTGCGGCTGTACGAAGCAATGAAACCAATGTAATTCCATCCTCAACCTTTGTACGGTTGTACAGAGCCGAATTAGCGACATGCTTTTGCTTTAAACCATCAACTGCAACCGCATTGAATAATACAGCATCTTTGGCAATATTCTCACCAAAAGCAGCCTTGATAGTCAATACATCGTAGTTGGCATTAGACTTATCAATTGCCGTTACTTCTGCACCTTTCTTGCCGTTTCCGACAAACATACCCACATAAGCCAAAGAGTTCTTGGCTACTTTAATAGACAAAGCCTCTCCACCAGTGGTATAGGCTTCCGTAACTCTCACATTGATTACCGCATAAGCGAACTTGTTTTTCAAGTCCGCACAAATCGGTGTAAATCCGGGAAGAAAACTTCCCACTACCAGGTTCTGCGTATCAAGTTTGAACGGACCACGTCTACGAATGCCGGTCTGGACATCGTAGCGTTCCTCTTGCTCAACGGGCGGAACCAAGTCATACTTAAATCCTGCTGACATAATTAATTCTTGTTTTGTTCAACAATAGTTTTCGTTCCCTCATCAATCATCTTGGCGATAGATTCAGATTCTTTCTCAATCTTCGTTTCCGCTGATTCGGGAGGGGTTACGCCTTTGAAGCCGTCATTTGCGAACTCCTGCTTCAAGTCCTTGAAGTATGCGTCCAAGTCCTCATCGTCCTTAATGGCGCATCGTTTGGCGTAGTTTTCGGGAATACCATACTCTTTTGCCTTTGCCAAAATCTGCTGGCTACGTGTTGCTTGAGCCTTTTCTGCTTCAAACTGTGTCAGCTTATCAGAAAGGTTCTTGTTGGAGTCAATTAAAGCTTGCGCCCATACAGGCACATCGTCTTTATTCTCTTCCGTTTTGGTAGTAGTGGTAGTCTCGATTGGCTTACCGTCTTTAAGGTTATGCCTCTTCTCGTAGTTAGTCACTGCCGTTTTTGAAGCATCCCCGGCACGGAAATCACCATAGGAATTTAGCACGTCCGAGAAGCTGATACCCTCAACAATGGAGTTTACCCTTGTCTCGTCCGTTACACCCTCTGCCTTTTTGGTGGCAATGCGGGTAAGAATAGCAGTGTCCACCCCAGCGAATTTCTGTTGTAGCCCTGCTAAGATTTGTTCTAAGATTGTCATACCGTATGAATTTGATTTATAAATTTCTACGGTAAATTTCGCTATTTATAAAGAAGGTGAAAAATTATCAGATAGGTGATACACGACAATGAAACGATTGTCGTAAAATGATATAAAAAAGGCGTGAAACCGAATGGAATCACGCCTATATATAAATCCTTAAAAATTAGGATTTATTTTATAATCTGATGTAAAATCTTTCATATAGATATTAAGCCTACTTTCTGCTATTTCTACTGAATTAGCTAACTATCCAGGTTTATAGTAGTCACTATCACCAGTTCTTTTAATCCAATGGCTCAACTCCATATACGAACTCATCATATTTTATGATTTTTTGCTCTTACCCTTAAATCAATCTCAGAAAAATAGAAATGAAGCGTTTTTACCACTTCTGTTATTTCAAATTCCAGATATTACACTTTTAATTATTGCTTAATACAACTTTAAATTAATACTCCGTTTTCAATTTAATGCCCAGTGCCTGAGAAATACTGATAAAACTGGAAAGTTGCATGTCTGTTTCTCCTTTCTCTATTCGGGCTATATAGGCACGCTTCTTTCCCACCTTTTCAGCTAATTCTTCCTGTGTAAGATTTAATTCTTTACGCCTATTACGAAGAATCTCTGCAAATTCAGATAATGTGCTCTCTCTCATTATGCAGCAGTTCCAATTTCATACAAGAACTCAGGAGCGAGGTCAGCGCCATTTGCCCATTCAATAGTAACACGAGTTAAACCATATTGAATAAACTTATCTTTATCCAATAACTCTCCGAAAACCTCACCTGTCAAATAAGGTTTCAAGTCAACGTTCTTCTTGCTTCCGTCATTGAAAGTCACAAGAAGTTCGTAATCTTTGATATAATCAACATCAACGACTCGTAACATAAGCGTTTATTTTAAAGGTTCTATTTTATTTATTTTCTCACCATTTTGAGCTTTTTCCCATAAGGTTAGAATTTCAGCTTCATGTAAATCTATCCATTCATTTACTTTTGCAATAACCTTTGCAGGCGCTTGGCCGTCTACAATCCTATCCAATACACTAATAGAACACTCATAGTCACCATAGGTAAAATGAATATGTGGTGGGTTATGGTCTTTCCAATAAAGACTTATTATGATACCAAAGAATCTACAAATTTCAGGCATGACATATAATATTTTAATTCACACACAAATGTAACTAATTAGTTTCATTCATGCAAGAATATAGCAAAAAAATAACGGTAATCCTATCGAATCACCGTTACCCCAAAGGAGACCTAACAGCCTTTACTCTTTTACTAAAATTATAACCCCCGTAATTTTTCTGATTAAGAAGCATTTTTTTATCCCTTATTTCCGATTTGCTCATTCTTTGCCCTTTGTTCCTCCTTGATTTCTGCAAGCTCCTCTTCTACCCTATCAGCATTCCCGGCAAACATGATTCCCTCACGCGTTGACCAGATGCCACCACTGACAGCGGAAACGGCAGTAGCCACCTTATCATTCAAATCATCAATCATATATGGAACCAGTTCTGTTTCTATGTCAATGGTCTGTGATGCCTTGCTAAACTCGGTTGGATTGATGGAGCCTAAAGCGGAAACAATGAAATTTACTCTCCGCTGCAAGAACTCACCGATAACCTCACCGTGATTTTCTACCGCCATATGTGCACCCATGAACATAAAGCGGAAAGCGGTTCCTGATGCTTTGCCTACCCCCTTCAACGTCTCAAAGGATATTCTTGGAGTGTTTGACATATCATAAGCCATATTAGTGAGTGTTTCTGCTTCAAATTTTACGGTATCTGGCACCTGATTCCATGTCAAATATCGTGCACCAGCCCCCTCTCCTTCCAGTTTTACCATTCTATCCTTTGTCTTACCAGTGAACCCTATCACTTCACCAATTAATTCCAAAATGGGGAAAAAATGATAGTCAATGCAATCCGCGTAATTAGAAAGAAGTTTTTCCAACCGGACACGGAAAGTCTTAATCTTTTTGCAATAAGGTTCGGGCCGATAAGCGTAGAGAACCGGTAGTTTTGGGAATCCATGAGCAAAAGGAGTTCTTTCTTCATATCCTTTAGACAAATCCCATTGATAAACCATTTTGTCCGTGATAGTCATAAAGCAGATGACCTCCGAATCATCCATGAGCTTCTTTTTATACTCACGTGAGAAAGCAATCATTTTACCTTCGTCGTTAAAGAACGGGTATAGCTTATCACCTCTGAATGGAGACCATAACACGCTTTTCAGTTTCTTGGTGGGCTTGACCTTGCCACCGAACGTAGTTTTAACTTTCTTCCAAAACTTTGCCCAAAACGAATCATCATCGGTAACATACCAATATTCTGCCGCTTCTTGTTCGGAGAGCCAGGCACGGACAATCTTCTTGTTTTGGTATTTGATTTTGTTGGATTTAAATACAGCCTTTACCGCATCCAGCAGCTTCTTTTCATCATCATCAGTCGGAGTGCAATCCATAGACGGTTCTGTGCCGACCGTGAAAGCAGTTTGAATATTCACTATATCTTGTTCCAATGGAATGGAAATACGGTTCACCGGTTCAGTCTTATACTTTGCTTCGATTTCATAAGTCTTACCAGTTTTTTCATCGAAGTGTTTCTCAGCTTCTTTTTCAAGAACCTTTCTGTCCGGATATTTCTTTTCGTCAACCATGATTTCATGGCGTTCCGGATTCCAATCATCCCAAAGTTCACAACGGTCAGGAAGTTTAGTCTTCCTACCTTTCTTCAGGTAGTTTATCTTCTGCCCGATGTCAGACAATGCTAATATTTCTTCTAAATTCAATGGCATAGTTTATATTTTTAATGTGTGAATATTCCTGTTAAATCTTTCGGCTTCTGAATCTTACCAAGAAGCTCACCCAATACATAGTAACGTACAGCATCTATTCCGTGATTGTCATGGTCTTCCGGTTCGTTGATATAGTTCCCATCCTTATCCTTTGCCCAGACATAATTTCTGTACTCCCTTTGAAGGTTATAAGAACGCTTGGTTATGTAAATATCCATTCCCTGCATCTTGTCAATACCGGCATTGATAGAGCCTTGCCCTTTCTCTACCGGGTAAATCTTGATACCTCCGTTATGGATTTCCTGAATAAGTCGTGGGTCTGCACTGTCAGCTATCACCTTTAGATTCCACGGACGGAGAGTCTTAATTATATCCCCAGATAGTAAACCTGTACGGTAATCCACTTCGTCCAAATATAGCGCATTGTCTATGATTCCACATCGGATAGCTGCTGTAGGGTCGTTAGTATAACCAAAATCCAGCCCAATTCCGACCCTCTTACACCACATCGGGAACTCATCCACAATACCCCATTTCTTGAACACAGCACCCTCAGCCACATCAGCCCAACGACCGATAACCACATGAGCATATTTCTCCAGGTTCTTCTCCTTCATATCTTCCACCTCTTTCAGGAACTCAGGAGAAAGGTTATCCAAATTATCAAAATACGTAGTATGGATATGGAGCACATTCGGATGAGTGGAAACCTGTACTTGTACTCCGTCAATCTCTACCAGTTTATGAGTATTTTCGATGTATTTTTTATAGATGAAGTGATTGGAATCGCAGGGGTTCATAATTATTATAATCCGGTTCTGAATTCCTTTCTTACGGATAGAAAGCATAATCTTGTCGAACTCTTCCTCACTGGTCCACTCTTCCGCTTCATCGCAGACGAAAGTCGTAATGCCTTGAATGGATTTCAGTTTTGCTGTCTGGTTCCCGGAAGAAGTCTTGATACCCCGGAACATGATACGGCTCTTAGTCATCTTATTGACTATATCCGTCTTTGTGGTCTTGAAATATTTCGTGGTACCGTCCAAATCTATCTTCTCCATCATTTCGGGGATGATAGAGATACCGGCAGAAACCATCGTGTAACGGGTGTAAAGAATCTGATGAACTATCTTCTCTACGGGAGTCATTTCGAATGTCAGCCGTTCTATGAAGGTAGAAGCATTGAAAGACTTTCCGCTACCACGCCCACCGGTGATAAGAATTATAAATTTTTCCTTATCCT